ATACTTGCCAGCCTCATCCCGCGGCTTTTCAACACTTGCTGGCTCGGCTTTTGGCTCCGGCGCAGCTTCGGCGGCCTCGTCGAATTGCTGTGATAACAGATCCCTGCGGCTATCTGCGTTTTCTACTTGCACAATTTCATTTAAGTCAGACATTTTTGCTCCCTGTGGGGGTTTACCTACGGATAAAACGAAGATCGTCGCGCAGCTTGGCCAGCACTTGGTTGGCCTGCTTGTGAGTCATATTTGCCACCTGTGCGTGCAATATCTCACGCCTGGTATCTTTTACCTGAATTGGTTTTGTTTCCATGCTTTCGTTGCCGATTTCAATGCAATTGTGTTGCCGCAGATGTTCCCGGTGATGGGATCGACTAGTAATCATGCTGCCGTCGGCCATTGACTGATAAGGCTGGATGTCCGGCATAATCATGGGCGTCACAGAATCACTGTAATATCTTGATTTTTCAGTCAATTTACCGTCAACATATATGTAAGTTTTTTTCATAGCAGTGTTAAAACATCCTCATCGTCAAGTTCTAGGTGCAAATCCCATATCCGTTGCACTCGGTCAAGATCGGCAAACAGCGCGTCGTAATTGATGGTTTGCACAGCCGCCTTAGTTGTCGGCGCGATAAACGGAGCAGCGATTTCCTCTGCGATCTCCGGTCTGCCTTCGACAATTCTTTCAAAAGCGTCAAGTATTGCCTGCCTTTTCTTTTCTCTTAACTTGCGTTCGCGGTCAATTTGCTTTTTAAATCGACGACCGTCGTGGGTGTCGTCGATAACAACAATTGGCGGTGCGCCTGCTGTAACAGTGCCGACAGAGCCGGTAGCTTCAACGCCAGACAGCGAAACAGTGACATCTCCGGCAATAGAAACAGAGCCGACAGAGCCAGCAGCTTCAACGCCAGATAACGAAACGGTGATTGGGGCGGCGGTAGAAACGGTACCGACAGACCCAGTAGCCTCAACCCCGATGGTCGGAACTGTTACGGCAACATCTGCATTTCCGACTTGCCCCGTAGCCTGGGCGCCTGATAGCCCAATGGTAACAGCGGCGTCAACAGTGCCAACAGCTCCAGTAGCCGATACGCCGGAGGTTGGAACTGTTGCGGCTACGCCGACGGTGCCGACTGAACCAGTGGCCTCGACTCCGGTGACAGCAACAGTAACAGATAAATCAGGCCGCAATGCAATCGTTACACCAACTGCAATGGATGATGTCTGCGTGACAGTCAGGTTTCCGGTAGCCCCCGCCGTGGCCTTGAATCCGTAACCGACCCATATCCCGCCGCCCGGCCCTGTATTTACGGTTTGGTCGTGGACTTCGGCAATGCCGGTCAGGTTGGCATTTGTGAATGCCGTGACACCCGTGGTGCTGTTAGCGTCTACGTCCCTAGCCACGCTCCAGAAAATCAGGTCATTTGCCGATGCCGTGGTCAGCCCTGTCATGGTCAGGGTAGTGGCAGCAGCCGCTAGGGTCGTCGCTACTGGGGTGACGCCATCGAACGGCGTGGTGGGATCGACCCCACTGTATCCGGCAATAATGCCGTTGGTGCAGTTGCCGCCCGTAACCGCGACAGTGGGGGCGGCATCGCCAGACTGCCAAAAGCGGTAATAGGTGCTTACTCTGGTGCCGCCTGCGGCTCCTGCGGTGCCTGTGCTAACTGGGGTGCTTGTTACTGCTGTCCATCCGGTAATTGCGCTAACTACTTGGTTCGTGGTGTGAACCGTGAGCAACATGAAACCACCCGCAGCCATACCAGCGGGAATACCGGGGGAAATTGACGTAGTGCCTGCTGCAAACGTCCCCTTATTTACAAAGGCAATAGCCATTAACTACGCCTTACGCAATGCGAATAAGCGCGTTGGTTGCGTCACTTGTTGGCATAGTCAAAGTAAATGTTCCTGCCGTGACCGTCTGCGCGCCGAACGTGTGAGCTGAAATTGCTTTATTCGACTGGGTGCTGTTGTAAACCAGCACGCAGTCAAACGACGTTGCCAGCGTGACCGTTGTGTAGGTAAAGCTGGCGCTCGGCGTCCAGTAGGCCGTGGTGCCGCTGGATGTGGGCGCAGTGGCGTTTGTGACCGTTACCCCGCCTGCGGTATAGCCGGTGCCGGAAACCTCGTTGGTGGCGCTATACGCGGTTGTGGAAGCGTTTACGGTGGCGCTCGCTAGATACAGCGCGGCTTTAAGTGTGTCGGCGCCGGTTCCGGCCCGGATGACGGTAGTTCCCAGCGCATGAATACCGCTAAGAATCTCTGTTTTAAAACTAGTACACATTGCTTGGGTATTTGCCATTTAAAAACTCCCTATTTCGGATGTGGAAACCATGGATTTTTTCAGCCTAACGTGAGCGGATCTATGCACCAGCTCGCCAGCAAGCCAATACTCAACCCACGTTGTGTTTTCGTTGTCGTTATCGACTGAACCCTCCCTCTTTTCAAGCAGGGAATCGTCCATCTCTCCCTGTGTCGTGGTGACTATCATGCCGCCACCTCGACGCCGATTGCCTTACCATCTGGCCCGCGCACGATGCGCTTGGGCGCCGCCAAGGTCTGCATTACGCCACCGATGCGGTTCATAGTCTCTCCATGCATGTTTGCCATGTTTTCGTGCATTTGCGCCATGTGGTCGATTGCCATTTTGACGTTCTCGCCCAGCTCGGCGCTAACCTTCTCGCTTGCCACCTGTTGCGCTTCCATAAGAGACAAATCCATACCGGGATTGGCGCCGATCCTTGCCACCATGATTTTAGTAGCAGCCTCAAGTTCGGTTTTCCAGCGATTAAACTCATCAACGGATTTAACTTCCTGCGCCTTCATCTCCATTTCGTGCTGCATTTTCTGGTCGTCAATCTGCGCTTGCATCTGCGCTAGTTGCATTTCGCCTTGTATCTTGGCTTGGGCAATCTGACTATCGAGCTGCGCCTTCATCTGCGCCGCCTGCGCGTCGGCCTGCATCCGCATTTGGTCGGCCTGTGCGGTCGCTTGCATCTTGGCTTGCTCAAGCTGCTGAGTTGCCTGAATCTGCATCATTTCAGGGTTTGGCGGTGCTGGCTGGGGATTGGCTGCGGCCTGCTTTTGCTTCTCTTTCAACTGATCCAGCGCGGCATCGAGCGTTCCTTCAATCGGCTTGGCCTGTTTGAATCCACTAATGCCGAATTTCATCACCTCAACCAGCATCGGGATCAATTCCGGCGAGGATTGGCCAACCGGCAATGCTTCACGCAACAGCCCGCCAAACGCCGTTATAAACTCGACTCGATCTTTCTTGTTTTGCTGCTCGTCTAGCTGCACCAGGCTGTCGGCATCGACCTCGATGCGAAAGTTCCGCAACGGGTTGTCTTGCAAAAGCTGCATGGCCTGCGGGATCATCTGTTGATCTTCGGGACTCATCTGGCCAGCCGCGGCATACAGCAAAATCGTCTGCGGCTGAAATTTGGTGCAGATAACCTGCGCTTTTAAGCGGATCAGCTCGCTGGCAAACAGCGCCACTTCTTCCTGCATACTCCGCAGCCGCAGCCCGGCATACTGGCCCTTTATCTGCTGCGCGGTCGCGGTTTCGCTTGCAGACGTTTGGCCTCTGATAATGTCGCTAATGCCGGTAATCTCGTAGATTTGCCCTTTTATGTCATCACGCGCCCGGTAGCAATTCAGCAACGCTGCGGCCAGCATGTCGATTGGCAGGATGTCGATACTGCCTTTCAGCCCGCCTTTCTCGCTAAACGCCATCCATTTATCGACCGGAATCAGCGTGTTGTTGTCGCCCTCGGTCAGCAGCCGTTGCAACGCCGGTTGGCTTGCATCGTAGACGCCGCGGATCCGCAATGCTTTGACTAGCCCGTCGATACGGTCGCTTAGAATGTCCAGCTCGTTGGCTTGGTCCTGGTAAATCACAAAGTCAGGCACCGGAATCAGGCTGTCGCTGGTGGTGGTGCTGTAAAGCGGTCTTGCACAGGGAAAGAACTGGTCTAGCTCCAACGGATCGTCGCGCTCGTCTATCAGCGTCGGATGATTCTTCGACAGCCAATAGACCTTGCCTGATTCCTTGTCCCACAGCTCGCATATCTTTGCCCTGGTGCGCTCT